CAATCAAGCCAACGTCCCAGCGCGGCCAGAACAACGACACGCACAGCACGACATACAGCGCCTTGATAAGCAGCTTGTTGATGTAGCCGCTGCCATAGCTGCCTTGAAGGCGGCGCAGGAAGGCCATGGATAGGATGAAAGAAATCATGGCTTGGGGTGTCGCGCTTTGATCTCATCGACTTTGGCTTGCCATGTCCCGGCAGGCACCTCGCCCCGTTGCTCTTGGAAGAACAGAGGGTCCGCCTCGGCCTTGTACGCCAGTTCGCGCTCGATCATCACGCGTTCGAGCGCACGCGCTGGGGCTTCCGCCGCAGCCTTTGCCTCTTCGGCATCACGCGCCGTTTCTTCCTCGGGAGTGAACTGAACGCGAACGCCGTCAATGTTGTGGAACCTAGGCATGTGAAATCCCCCATACAGAAATGCGGCCCGAGGCAATGTTGCCGGAATTAAAAAACACCTGGACGCGATCTAATGAGATAACTGCCGCCCTATGTCCCGCGAAATTGTTTGCGCGAACATCGGGTGTCGTGTCTGCCATTGAACACTGACCCGTTATGAACCCGAAAGATGTTCCGTCTGTTGGCTTGTGAATGTAGAACAGAGCGCCGCAACCTTCGCCAGTACCATTGCCCATACTATAATTTGGGTGACTAATCGGAATGTGATCTGCGCTTGTCGAATTGGCGAAAAGAGATGCGTAGATAGATGAGGCTGCATATTCGTAATCTGAAGCGCCACTATCAATGCCGCTGCTATCGCCAACACGCATTTTTAATATGTTGCTGTCCGTCGCGGGGAGCATGTCGGAGATGGCAACGGCATATGTGTCGTACGTGCTGTCCAGACCAGTGATGGTCAAGCTTGCGTCATTCGAAGCCACCGCAGTTCCTACAAGGTTCCAAGCGCCACCAGCTGCGGCGTCTTGGAAAGTAGGTGCCGCGCCGGGGCCGTTGGACGTAAGCACTTGATCCGCAGTGCCCGCACCAACCGTAGCCGGTGCGCCCGCTGCATCCCAGGTAATCAGCTCGCCGTCCGTGCCGTCCGCGAGGTCGGCAACATCGACGTTGGTGAGGCTGTTGCCCGTACCGTTGGCGTCGAAGGTTTTGTTGGTGAATGTGTCAGTGGTAGCCGCTCCAATGCCGCCCAGGTTGGAAAGCGAAGTAGGAGCATCGGCAACGTCTGACAAGTTGTTCGCAGCAAGAAGATCTCCAGAGCCTGCACCGTCCGCGCCCTTATTGGCGAGATCGTCCCAATAAGCGGTTCCGCCAACTGCGGGGGTCTGCCCCGTGCCCGCCTGAATACAGATAAACGATGAGCCGTTGTAAACCACGGCGTCATTCAGTGCATACGCCGTGCCAGCCCCGTAAGTCCCTTTCCATTCGATTTTTGCAACTTCAGCAGCCGCCGCGCTTGCCGCAGCGTTCGTCTCGGCAGTTTCAGCGTTCGTCTCGGCAGTTTCCGCGTTCGTCTGTGCTGTCTCAGCCGCCGTCTGTGCGGCTTCGGCGGCGGTCTGTGCCGTCTCGGCGTTCGTCTCGGCGGTCTCGGCATTCGTCTGTGCCGTTTCCGCCGCTGACTGCGCTGCTTCCGCAGCCGTCTGGGCTGTCTGTGCGTCAGTCACGATGTCGTCGAAATCGTCGGTGGAGTTGGCTAGGGCCGTACCGTTCCAATAGAGCGCTTTGCCGTCAGACGGTTCGGGCACCACGTTCGAGCCTGCGCCCGTGTAGGTCTCTGGATACTGGAACGCAGAGCCGAGCGTGGTCTGCTGCTCTTGGTTCTGCATCGTCAGACGATCCAGCGCATTCTCGTGAGATGCAGCGGGGAACGGATCGTTCTCGACGTAATCCGTTTCCTGGGTCTGGGTCGTGCCGCGAATGAGGTGCCACTCAACCGTAGACGCCGGGGCGACCGTGGCCGTTACCGTACCAGTCGAACCGTTACCCCCCGACACCGTGTAATCGGTGCCGTTGACCTGTGTAACCTCTGCGCCGGTAGCGATGGTGCGCTCGATGACCGTCAGTTCGGCACTGGTCGTGGTGCCGAAGAAGGCGAAAGTCGTAGGGAACGCAACGGTCGCATCGTTACCCGTATAGCTTTTCGTGGTTGTCGTACTACTGAGGGTCATCTTACGTTCCTTGTTGCTACGTCAATATGCCATATTGCGGAGTTCTGTTCAATCGCCTTGCTTTGGTAAAGCCGCCGCCGCTTTCTCAAATTCCTCGACCATGCGGTTGCCTTCGGAGGCAACCGAAATTAACTGATAGTACAGATTGTCGATATGGGCGCGCTTTTCTTTAGCCGACATCTCAGGGTTATTGTATATATCGCGTATGGTGGTAGTCAGACTTCCCATGACTTCCTTTATGGTGTCCAAATCGGTTATAACTTGAGCCGGATTTGTGTCGAACAACGCTAACGCAGCTTCTACGTCTCCCCGCTCTATACGATCATTGAAGGACGTAGCCACTTGCTTAGCTTCAAAGAAGCTCTCGTGAAAATCTGTAATGGGTTTAGCGCCGCCACTTGGGTAACGCACAACAAACGCCCGCACAAAAGGTATATCCGCTAGCGTGTCCTCTGGGATTACGGGATCAGGTAGTACGCCCGTCTCACGCAGGGATTTGTCCGCAATCTGCATGACATAGTTGCCCAAACCTCCCGTCCATTGGCGAATGTAGTTATCGACGATGATCGGGGATGCCAGAGTGGAGAATTGCATTCCCGGCGCGGAACCAATCAAATTACCTATAGCCTTAGATAACTCTGAAGTGTATTCGGTGTACCTATCCACAGGCAGGGCATCTTCTAACCGGGACGGTACGAGGGGGGCGTCACGGAAAATAGAGTGGTTTGTCAACTGCTCGATCACCGGCACCGCTGCGTTCGGTAGCATGGAAGACAACCCATCAACCTTGAACGTATCGGCAATACGTTTCGCCAGATCAACATCACTGTCCGCCCACTTATCTAGCAAGTGTTCAGGGAGCGTACCGAATATGATACCCAGTTCAAAAGGCTTAGGAATGCGGTAGATATGGTCGTCTGTCAGCACAATCCAAAACAAATCTTTCTGCCAAGAGGGTAGGTTCTTGTAGCGTGGGTCATCGTGATTACGGAGCCACAGCAGCACGGATGGTGTAGTGATAGCCAACACAGCTTTACTCGTGGCTTTAGCCGGATTTTCTTTAAATGCCCGCGCCAGTTTATCATAACCCTGAACCCGTGCGTTAAAGAACGCGGTAATCATGTTCAGGCCACGGACACTCGCGCCCATCTTAGCAAAATCAAGCGTTACGTCTCGGGCACGGAATGCCGCCTCCTGTATTGCTGCGCGACCTTCTTTCCCCTTTGTTGCTTTCTTAAATTCACCGATCCGCGTGGCGTTCTCTGTCAGTTCCGACACCACGCGAAGCATCTCTAGTGGTGACTTAACAACGTTAACTGCGGCATCCAACATGGATGTCTTACCAATGAGCGACTTCAGGTTGGTCTGCAAATACTGACGATCCAACGACACCAGGGTGGCCTGTGCGCCGCCGCCAGCCATCCAATCTTTGAATGCCTTGTCTTTCTTAACCATTGACGTAAGCCCCCGCACAGTATCAATGAGCGGCACGTACCCACTTTTGGAATACACAAAGGCGGTTACATTGTCGCGCATGGCATTACGGACAAAGAAATCGGGGCTTAAAACCGCACCGGCGCGCAGGGTGGACGCAGGGACTGCCAGTATCTTTGTGAAAATACTGACAGCCTGATGGTCTAAGCCTTTCATCGCCTCTGCCACTTCAGGGGAAACCGCAAACGTCTCTCGTTTGCCCTTGCGGAAAACCGAAATCTCGTTGCGACCCAATTGGACACTTTGCGGACGAAACACCAACAGGTCATCCGCAGTTAGTTTTGCCCCGAGTTCCTTCTCGTACTGCCTTAAACCTTCAACGAGACTGGCTGGGAGGTCCGCTGTTGAGGCTTTGGTAACACCTATTTTTTGAGGCACTTTCTCAACGAACTCGCCACCGCGCTTGCTAGTCTCGGCCAAATCAACGAGGGCTCGGCCAACTGCGTTGCGTTCTGCAAGCTGCACGTACAGATATGTGTTTTTTACGATACTCTCTAGGGGATCAACAACCTGTCTTTCCGACCCCTTAATCTTTTTAATCGGCTGGAATACCCGGACGCCGCCGCCAATACCTGTACCGCCCGCTTCGTCCATCACCCGAAAGAAGGGCACGTAGTCTTTATTCGCCTCTTTGATAGTATTGAACATCTCGGCTGATAGCACCTCGCTATCACGAAGGTATTCAAGCACACGCGTCTGATAAGCTCTAACTTCGTCAAATACCTTCGCGTATTTGCCACCTTTAGCGACTGTCGTTTTCGCAGCGTCTAGCGGCACGCCGGTCTCGATCTTTTTCTCAGATAGCTCTATAGCGCGTCGGGATACCGCATAGGCCCGAAAACCATCGAGGTCGTCTTTAACGGGCTCCATGACAGCTTTGAAACTCTTACCGTTAACTTTTAAGTTCTTGAAATTCCGGGTTTCGAATTCTAGGAACAAGTTCGCTTTTGACGTCGCGGCAACGGACAATCTCGCCTGTTTATACGGGTTGATATCAATCGGTAGTTCTTTACCCTCTGACAAAGTTTTCGTAACAATTTTGAGTGGGTTCAGCGCGTCAACAACATCGCGATACAGTTCGTCAAGAACATTGATCTTTTTTCCATCTTTACCTCCAACGTCAACCCTCTCCAATACCGCGTCCGCGTCCTTTCCCGTCGTCTTCTCGGGTTGCGCAGCTTTCTTCAGAGGACCCGGTTTCTTATTCTCTAGTACCTTTTCTTGTAATAGAGGTTCTTCTTTAATGCGAGCTACTAAATCCACAGGGCGCTCGCCCGTTGCGACATACCTATCCCGCAGCTTTTTCGCAACGGCCTTACCCCGGCCCGTCAATTTGGTAGCGCCAGATGCGGTCTTCACGGCGGCTTTAACACCGCCGATTACAATTGCCGCGTCAACGAAGTCCTGGGGTGCGGGAAGCTCGCCTTCAAGCGCCTTACCGACCGACACCATTGTGCCTATCTCTGCAGCCACGCGCCCTACACCGGGTTTTACTATCTCCCCGGCTTTACCTGTGGCGAAACCGGTTGCCGCGCCTTTAGCCGTCTCTAAGAATATGGCGGCTGTACGCTCTGCAAAATCCTGCGGGCCTGTGTATGCGCCTTTCTCATAGCCCTGCATTAGCGCTTCTCTCATACCCGCAGGTATGGCAAAAGCCCCCGCCACCGCCCCCGCAGGTACTGTCAAAACCTCTTCAGGTAACGCCACTTGAGGCCCAGCTTGACCGAGCACAAGCGCGGCGCTTCCGCCTGCGGCAGCGCCGCCGACCATGAAGGGGAAGTCACCTGCAAGTGTGGCGACCTGTGATGCGATGCGCTCCGCAAAAGGCGCTCCCACGGGTGTGATCTCGGTCGGTGCTCGACCACGTTCAATAAGCCCCGTGACCGAGGTTTGAAATCCCGCTTCCCAACCTTTTGCTACGAGTTCCGAAAACCCTGGGCGTTCACCGTCTGCGGTATCTTCACCCTGAAAACCTGTCACAACAGCTTCGTAGGTTTCTCTAGCATACGCTTCGATAGGCGAAGTATCGGGTTTCGGACGCCCAAATTCTGAAGCGATTTCATCATCGGAAAAACCCGCATCTCTCATCAACGCGCTTGTAGATGCTATATAGTCGGAAACCTCAATATCTGAGAAACCCGCTTCCCGCATCAGATCAACATTATCTTTTTCTGCCATTATCTACTGTCCCGTCCGTTCGCGGTATTCCTGAAATGTCTCACCTTCAATTCGTTGTGGGCGAGTACTCACTGGAATATTCCTGAACGACCTAGATCTATCTAAGGCCACGTCCATTGGCGACCGCTGCGCAGCTATGGCGGCGGTTCCCAGGTAATCTTTTGACGTGGGGTCAAGAAAACTGCGGTAATCTCCACCTTCCGCACGGATTTTATCTAGATGCCTGCGCACCTCAAGCTCGTGTTTATAGAAACTCTGCGCCCCTATCGGGTCCTGCTTGCTAAATGTTGTCTTCTCCAGCGTGTTGCGAATACCCTTTAAGTACCTATCCACATCGCCCTGAAATTGCTTTTCCTCCGCCGCTTCCGCAGTGTCAACGGGTGTTCTCAACCCGCGTATCTGATTTCGCAAGTAATCTCCGTCTTCTCGGCTCAACCTACGACCTATCTCGCTAACTATTTCCGTCTCGTCAACTAGCTTTCTCGGGTCTCCGTCGGGCAAGAAGATGCGATCCTTGAGATTGAGGAACACTTCAGGAGTGGTTTTATTAAAATCAACTTCACCCTTGGAACGCGCTTCTGCTAGGCGTAAGAAATGCTCGCGCTGGGTAACGTTAAGCACTTCACCTTTATCCAACACCTCTGCCGTCGCCAACCCATCGGTGTACGCCGAGGTTAAAAAACCGTCCATGACCGTTTGCTGCTCTGCGGCAATAGCCTCTTCTTTTTGTAACTTAGCAAGATTGAGGTCCGCACGGTTCGCGCGCTCCCGTGTTTTCGCTTCGCTTAAAAGCGTCTTCACATCATCAGGATCTATTGTGTCCTTAAAGTGACCGCTTTCAAGTAACGCAATTGTACCTTCGGGATCTTGGCGTATGTTGCCGCGAACTGCGCTGATGGTTAGGTCGTTCTCCGCCTGTGTGCTCAGCTCAGCCTTCCTATCCTCTCCGATATTCATCACCGCGATTGCAGCCAAACGGTTCTTTAGTGTTCCCTCGAGCTGTGTTGGGTCCAGGGAAACGGTGTGTCTATCCGAGTTCAACCCTTCGTTAAAATCAAACACCTGCTTCGCTGCAAATGCCTTAGCCTGAACACCAACAGCCCGCGTCGTGAGGTCGCCATTCATGGCGGCAAAACCTTCGTCGAACGCGCGCTGTGCAGCTTCGGTCTTAAAATTACTGCGGGTACGCTCACCCCAATCCTTCATCTGAGCGGTGACGTCCTGCGTGAAACCCGCGCCACCTTCCTCCATCGTCTGCGCGCTATCAATCATATACTGGGTATGCTGCGCGCGCCCAGAAGATAACGTTTTACGAACTTCGGAAAGTTCGTTCCGTTCCTGCTTCTCTTGTAGGAAATCCGCAAACTGCGTCAAGCCCTCGCCCGCAGCGATCAGCCCAGCACCGCCACCGAAGTCATCAGCAGTGGCACGGCGCGCAGCCCCAGGGGCTTGGACGGCAACTTGAGCGGTTACGGTTTTAATCTTCGGCATTACTTTTCCCTTTACCGGAATGCGCTTCCGCCAGTGGACCAACCTGTACCAGCGTGTTTAAACATCATACCCTGCCCGCCAGGAGACACCGTGCTACTCTTAGTGAGCCCCGAACTCGACCCCATCGAACCGTAAGCCGTAGCGCCACCCAACAAAAGTGTGCTGCCCGCTGCGAAACGAGATGCCTTCTGAGCTTGTGCGCCCCGCATTTGTTCGAGTTGTGCAGACGTCTCGAAACCCGTCGCCTGCATCTCACCACCGTGAAGGATGGTCAGGCGATCCAATTCTTCCTGTGCGGCGTTCGCTTCGAGGATGTCCAGAGCCGAGCCTTCACCGGTCACACCTGATGCGCCGATAGCGGCACGGGCAGCACCTGCACGGAGACGGCTCTCGCGCTCTTGCCGCGCAGCGTCCGCCGTGGCTTTCTGGCGCGCGCCGATGGCCTGATTACGAGCAACCGCAGCATTGAAATCGGCAGCGGCCTTAGCTGCGTTACCTTGCTGGATTTGACCGACAGCTTGGATAGCAGTACCGGCCACCATAAGTGCAGTGGTTAATTCCATTATGCCAACCTCGCGTACAGCGCGCAGTCCCGGCCATCAGGGGTGTACCTACGCATTCGTTCAGCTTCCATTTCAAATCCGAGCAGTCGCGCCCACCGATGACCCTGGGGGAAATCGCAGTCAACCGTCATCTCAATACGATCAACATAGCATTCGTCGAGAAACTGTTTGACCGCCCGGTGAACCTGCAAAAAAGTAGACGGACCGATATCACCGATAAAAGCCCAAGCCAAACTGCGGCCCATCCATTGGTGAATGATCCCAGCAGCCGCCACAGGCTCACCGTCCACCAGGGCGGTATAACTGTTCTGTTCTTCTAGCGCCAAACCCTGGTCACGAGTTACCCAGTCGCTGAGTTGCGCCTGCGCGGCTTGCAATTGGATAGCGGCTAGATGTTCGGCTTTAAATGGTACAACCTGGATCATTAGCGGTCCTGCGTATTCAGTTGCGGCATGATTGCCACGATGGTGGTCGGCAACGGCTGGTCCTGACGATAGTAAACCTGCGCGTCGGTGCCATACTCTGCGTCCCATTCTACCTCAATGTCGCCAGTGAACAAAGGCACCGCAGTGTCCATGTCATCGTTAGACTGGCGGAAGGTGATGGTGTCGAGATTATCTGCATCCTGACCGACCTTACCACCCAATGTCTCGTGCAGGCGGAAGATCACACGATGGATACGCTTGGTCTTACCCTGAGATGTTCCGTCCGCCGCACCGCTGTTGTTACGGAGCGTATAGGCGTTCGACACGTAGGGCAAACCAACCTGGACGACAGACGCAGCAGTGGCGAGCGTAACTTCCCCCGATGCCACCACCTGATTGGGGCGAACCGCGCCATCAGCGAGGATGGAAACTGTTTCGCCTTCGAGATGATCCAATCCGCTGATCGTCGTCGCAGGGGTGCTGTCGTAGGTCAGGCAGCTATCGACGAACTCCGCGTCTTCCTGATCGTTAGATGAGCGCCAGAAAGGCGACAGATATTCAATGTGACGGACGACCGCGCTATCCACGTACCGCTTCACGATCATGATAAGGTCATCGGCGTTACCATCCGGGTTCGGGATGGACACCACGCTCTCCACTTGGGCTTGGGTGCCGCCCGCGTCGGATACACCACCGACAATGTGGCGATGCCAACCGGTGATGTCCTGTTCGCGGTTGAACGATAGACCGAGTAAGGTGCCGTCTCCGCGAACACCCCACACCACGCTCTGTGGTTCGGATTGATAGGTGATCTCGATGAGACCACCCTCGGTGATGTGTTCTGCAATGATCGTCATGTCGGGGGCGCGGAAACCATCATCTTCGAACACATAGGCCAGATCGCGCAGCTTCAGCCCGGAACGCTGGGTGAACAGAATTGATTTGCCCACGCGGATCGCCGCGATGTCGCGACTGCCATAGGTGGACGACCGCTTCGCCTGTACGTTGGAAGGCGTGATCGCTTCACCCTGAGCGGACGGGCGGATAACCCACTCTGCACCACCCGTGCCGCAGATGAGACCTTTCTCGTCATCTTCGAGCCAGATGATCTCGTTCACACCGTCAGAACTCAGCGTGATCGCTACCGCATGGTCGTCAACCACCGTGCCATCCACATCGGTCGGGGTCATGTTCGGATAGTCACCTGTGCGGCTCATGTCGATGCGCTGCGGATAATCCACGCCACCCGCCCAGCACAGACGATCCTGATGGAACGTCACGGTGGACGGCCACCCCGTCGTGTCAGACCACACGCCCAGACGCCACTCCTTCGTCGCTGTGGTCGCAGACGCATCCTGCCCGTAGATCGTCGCCGTAACTACGGTCGTGGATGTGTAGCCGGTAATCTCCAACCACGTCCACTCCGATGCGGGGTCTTCCCAGCGGATGAGCCGACCGACATCAGTGGACTGGAAACCGTCACCACCGTTGATGCCCGTAACTGCGGATGCAGTCACCGTCACCGAGCCTGTGGTGGCGCTCAGGGTCAGGGTCGTGTCGGTGGTGTTGGTGTTGAGGTACGGACCGTCCTCGAACGAATACGTTGCCAGGGTCCAGGAGGTATCGGAGGTGCGCGACAGCGTGCGTGGGGCATAGTCATTGTGCGCGATATACATCACGTCCGCACTCTGCGCCGTCTTCAATTCGAACAGATCGGCTTCGAGATACGGCGTAGCAACCTCAACCGGTGTACCGGATACAATCTGCGCGCGGTCCTTGATGAAGCGAATGTATTGATCGCCAAACTCCAACGCGTAGGATTGGTCCGCAGAGAACTCGAACCCGATTAGTCGGGAAGCCTCGGTAGCGCCGACCTTGGCGTCCACAATGTAGTGCGTACCGGGTCGGCGTTCCAGCGGCCCCTGCAAGAGCGGGATGAAGTTCTCGCAGATCGCAAGGCCTGTGGTGTACCGATCAACATCCGGTCGCCCATACAAAAGAGGCGAGATTTCCCCGCCGTTGAAGTTCGATTGGATGACTGAACTTTTGGGCACTACAACCTCGCATTAAGCCAAGGATCATCGGGCGGGACGCGGGACGTATTCTCAAAGCTGTTGACCCTACGGGCCTCTTCTTTGACCTGCTTGTACGTCGCTCGTGCCAATTCAGCTTTGGTATTAGACTGCGTGATCTTTTCCACAATATCGACGGCGATGCGGGCAACCAACAGACTGATGAACAATTCATCGAAATCGTTGACGTTCGTTATCTGACGAATGTAGACCAAGTTCAACGGCGCGCCGTCATTGGTAAGAATGCTCTTACCCTCGATCTGCCAATCCTCCACGTCCGTATCCGGTAGGATACGTAGGTAGTCGTCGGGCAGTGGAAACTGATCCGCGAACTCGAATGCCGGTGCTGTGGCGTCCGCAGCTAGAACTGCACGCGCCCTGGCAAAATTCCAGGGGTGCGCGCGTAGCTCGCTGTCCCGAGCGTGGTGATAGACGCGATTACATTCGCGTCCCGCCACACTGTCCTCGGTGAGCGTAGAGATAGACTTAGCACCCAGGCGTTGAAGCGCCAGATTGCAGATGTCGGTTTCGCTACCGGGAGACGCCATGCCCGCCTCCTGTTATGCAGTCTGGATGGTGATGCGATCACTGACCAGAGCGGAGATGATGCTCTGCAAGGTGACTACAGCTTCTTCCGTAGACGTGCCAGCTTTGATGACCACACGAACGTCGTTGGTCACGGTGCCCGCAGCCGTGTCATCAATGTCGTTGATGTCGGACTTCTTAGCTACGTCAATCTGGGTGTTAGCCATTTAACTTTCCTCAGTCTTAGTGGATGATTTCGTGTCGCCATTATCTCTTGAAATGACCGGTTTGACAAGGTATCCGTACAACCTTTCCGATGGCCGATAATCCGCATCGAGCAAGGGGCTGTTAGGTGTGACGATGACGTTCATTCCACGCGCTTCACAGAAGCCTGCCCAGTATCCAGCACAGGCCATGTAGCGCGGGGGGAGGTCCGCCAGGATATGCGATGCCGTATAGTCCTGGGCCTTGTTGATGTAGTCAGCCCCGAACACGACAACCTCTTTCACTCCGATGAGCGCCGCGTAGGCGAGCATGTAAGCGACCGTGTGGTTCAGGTAATCGCGCTGGGGGTTCATGTTCAGCACGTCACCTAAGGGGTAGGACACCGCAGTGGGACATTCGGCCCTGGCTACAGATGTGATAACGGGGTGGTCAGCGTTTTCGTAGATGTTTTGGAGCGAGGGGTTGTGCCCCTTCACCGCCGCGTAGTCATCCATAATGAAACTGACATCCACACGTGCAAAATTTGAGGCGGTATTCACGCCCCAAACCTCGTTGCTGTGCAGTGCATCCGGGTCAGCGGATGCTAGGATATCCAGGTAGTCGCGCCGCGAGGGGCCGATAGCCAAGATTACTACAGTGTCGGGTACATTACCGGTGGGATGCTGAACCATCGAAACTCCAAAGTGAGAGGGTGGGATAGCAAATGCTACCCCACCCAACACCGTTAGTCGAGGGTGTACAAAATCTCGACTGTGATCGTGCCAGCCGCGCTAATCGGACCGTCGGCCAAAACGGCCTTGATGTCCAACGTGGCGTTAGGGTCAACCGTACCGGTGGCGTGATCCCAAAGCTGGATGCCGTAGTTCGCGATGTCGTTGACAAGCGAAGCGGAACCCGCGGTCGTGGGGTCGATGCCATTGGTCAGAGCATCGGGATCGTCGGTGATGTCCGACTTGCCCGATTGGTTATACACACCAACGTCGATGGTAGCAGCTTCCGTACCGAGGTCATCCCAAGAAATCTTGGAAGCACCCAGGATACGAGCATTCGACGGCAGCGAAGCCAGATGATAGGTCGAAGACTGGCTATCATCGGCATTGGTTTCAACAGTCTCAGTCCAGGAACGGACAGCACCACCGCCAGTGCCAGCGGCACCGAGTACGCGGGGGGTCTGAGCGTTCGGAGTGAGGACGCGAGAACCTACAAGGTTAACAACAGCCATTGGTTAAGCCTCCGAACAAGTAATGGAGACGACTTTGTTCTCTTCGACGCGGGTAGCGCCAAAGGTGCCCTTCAGGTAAACCTGAGTGGCGTAGGACTTGTCGGCCCGTGGGGTGATTTGAGCATTGATATCATTCCAGATACCAAGGTGCATACCAGACTTGGCCCAAGCAACAACCGTGCGGTCGGTGCCGGACAGAGCCAATTTCTGGCTGTCGATGAAATTGAAGCCCATGAACGACTTGATACGGCCATCGACCAGCACCGGCTTGTTGGTGTAATCGAGGCTGATCGCCTGAGTTTCGCCCAGGAGGTCATCATGCTGCTGTGCGCCGATGGCGCAGTACAGTTCTTCGTTGTCCACATCGACTTCAGCGGCGATCAGCAATTGCATGGCTTCACGCAGCTTGGCGATGGTCAGACCGCCAGCAGTTGTAGCAGCAGCGTTGCTGTGCGTGGTGCTAGTGGAACCATCTTCGCCGGTCTTAGCCGTACCGGTGAATGCGGAGATGATTTCCTCATCCATCGCACGACCGAGAGCCATCGCGCCGTTAATAGCGTAGGGCGAGGTGGGATCGGCAATGATACGCAGCTTGTCCTGATCGTCGATCAAGCCAGCCCATTCGTAATCGGTCGGGAAGACCCACCGACGGTCGTGCGGGGTTTCGATCAGGGGGGTGTCAGCGTGGCGGGTGGTACGCTTAACAGCGTTCACTGCACCAATCTGGTTAACAGCCGCGCCGGACTTACCGTGGTAAGTTTCGGTCATGACGGCATTGCGGAGCTTCGATCCACGTTGCTGCAAAAGCAGTTCAACAGTGGACTTATAGTCGATTACCGACCAGTCCATGATTTCGTTAGACATACTGATGTCCTCTAACAAGGTTAAACCAAAAATACATATAAGTCGCAGGGTTATCACTGTAATCAGCGGCCCACTACTCAGACTGTATCACCGGCCCTTGCGGGTTATCAGCATAGTCCTTTCGACGCTCACGAGAGCGCACTTACTGGAAACGAATGTTATCAGAAGAGAAAATCGTTTGCAAATGGCCTAGCGTAATGCGTCCCATTCTGCAAAGGGCAGGCCGACGCTGGTCTTCATATACCCGACTGCGACCGTCACTTCGGTGTCGGCGGCAACAGTCAAATCAATGCGGGCATCACGCCAGCCCTGCCAACGCCCAACAAAGGGAAGAGTGATATTGATAGGGGCGTCCGTAACATACCCCTCAAAGATAGTGATGGTTTCCACGTCATCAGTAAACAAAATGGTAATTACCCCACCGTTCTTTTTGTTCGCGCTAATAACCAAGTCCGTGAGAACAAGCGCCCCGTCATCCGGCGGGGTGACGACTGTCTCCGTGCCCGCCGTGCTTCGAGTGGTGGCCTTGAACGTGCCGTGCGCGTGAAACGGGTTTTCCGTAATCAGGATTTCATCGTCTGGGCAGGCTGTGGAGGCCCGGCCCCCGTTCCACACACGATGCGTGGACAAGGCTTCGCCGGACGTCGGGCCAACGAGGGTTCGTTTAATGGCCATCTTCGCTTTCAATCATCATGAAAGTCACGCGGGCCTTGGTGCTTCCCGTCGTGCTGGTGGATGTATGGCGAATCTCAAAGGTGTCATTCAGACCAAGCACAATAGAGCCATGCTTGTTGTAAACTAGCTCATTGCCGTTGCTTTCGAGGAAGTGCGTGTCCAACACACCAAGCGTTCCGGCCATGGTCGGGTCGTTGCCTGTGACCGTAACGGACGCAGACTTGCCAGAGGATGGCGAAGTGTTTACAGGCGTCACCGCCGAGCCGCCAGAACCAACCGTGGTTCCTGTCCCAATTTCATAATAGTCCGTAACTGCGGGCATCGTCGCATCACCGACGTGCTGGATGCGGACATACGACATAACGAGCTTCCGGGTCGGATCGTCATTCCTAATATGCAAGATAGTCTGCGTCTTGGCAGTAATACCCGTGTCGATATACTGCACCTGGTAGCTCTCGCCCTTATGGAAGGCCGTGTGGTGCTGTAGCTCGTGACTCTCGGTACGTGTCAACAACTGATTGTCGTGCGTCACGCCAGCGATATGCCCGCTTGAGTGATTCTTAATATTAATATCCATGATTAGAACCTTTCGTCCGCGCCGTGTTCAGCCATAATCATATTTACCGTGACTACGTCGTCCGCCGTACCCTTTGCGGTAACGGTAACAGAGCCGCCGTTCTTGATAATCAAGCTGCCGTCCAGGTGAAACTCAGGGGCGAAGAACGCCGGGATAAATACCTTGGAAAGCTGCTCACGGCGGGCTGTCGTAACCGCCAAATCGCCACTTGCACCGCCTGCATAGAATACGCCGTCAAGGCGGTTGCCGGAGCCCACAGTCATATTCGTTGGGGTTAGCGCCGTGCCACCGGATGAATACGCGTCCTTGACGTAGAAGCTGACCTCAAGATTGGCATTAGACGCCACAAAGATGCGATAGATCTCCGTCTTCTTCGTACTGTCATTTTGTGCGTAGTGAAAGATCGGGGTTTCCGTCGCACCCTGCAACACCGTCTCGCCGTACACATTGAATAGGTTTTCATGGTAGATCGCATGATGGTGGTCATGCGTAATGGTGTTCGCAATCACGGCCAAGCGTCCGTGGTCATCCACCTCAGCGGTGCGGCCCGTTCCGTGGCCGTCTTTAATAACCATCTGCGTCATTCTGCAAGCCCTTTCAGGAGGAAATTTGTAATCTGTAATTCGTCACGAATAGCTTCAAGAGCATCAATTATCGTCTCTAGCTTCGGGTCCGTAACCGGAACTAGATAGCCTTCACGATTAAGCTCTGTTACCAAACCAGCCTGTGCGTCCGTATTGGTCGGATCACCGATAGCGACGGATTGCATGAAGGACTTCGTACCATCCGCCTCATCCACAGACGAACCGGTATGGTGATGCCCTACATTTGCAGCGCGCTTACGGGAACCGGAGACTGCCATTAACCGATGACCTGTTTAACCGCGTTCTGGGCCGCAGTTTCGAAGGCCTTGACCCGTTCGACAATGGTCGAGCTTTCATCAGAGAATGCGGCCCGGTCGCGGTTCAGAATATCGCGGTCCTGTTTCAGCTTGTCCTCGTGCTTGCTGAGCTTCTTAGCATACGCGTTGGCGCGCTGGGTCTCTTCCTGCGCCGCCTTTGTCACCGCCACGTTGGCTTTCTCCGCCATCTCGGCAACGCGAATACGCTCGTTGGCGCGTTCGACTTCCGCATCGGCGTCCGCCTTTACGCGGGCGGCAAGCTGGCGTTGGCGGGCGACTTCCGCTTTCGACGTGTCGATAGCAGCCAAAGCCTGCTTCTCCGCTTTCTCTAGCTTCTTCAGTTGCGCCTCGAACTTCTTGGCGTCTTTTACCAGAGCCAGAGCGTCAGCAGCGGTGGGGGCTTTAGCCATTGTTCAGACCTCGTTTAGTTCGTGATTGCGATGGTGCATCATCGCTCTTTTTAGGCGATAAGGCAAGGGTCTCGGTTTTCTGGACCCCCGCCGCGATGTACTCCGCAAACTCGACAGCGAGGGGTACGCGACCCCCCGCTGCCACTGCGAGTTTGAGAGCTTCTAATCTGACCTGCGCGCTCATGCGGCAACGCCACTAATCAGTTTAGCCAACTGCTCTTTCCTGAACACGGCATCGGCATGACCAGGATGTTCCCTGCCACCGAAGAAGGCTTCCGTCCACTGCGGGTCGGCTTGCAGTTCGTTCATCTTCTGCTTAGCCGCAGCGGGAGTTAGGACTTCGGAGCCGGTGTTGGCGTCGGTGCCTTCGACGATATCTTCTCCGAGTTTGGAGCCGATGTTTTGCATGAAGCGCATGAGGCCGCCGAAGCCGAGGGCTTTTTCCATTCCGTCAACCTGCGTCGCGTCGAGGCCAAACTCTGACGCAGCAGCCTTTGCTGCGGAGATGTTCTTGTCATACGCAGCGCCCCACTCTTTACGAAGTTCTGCCGTATCGTTGGCAACACCCGCTTCGTAATCGGCAGTGGTCTGCTCGACCGCACCGCTGGCCTGACCGTTCCACCAATCACCGAGTTCCGATGCTTGCTTGGATGTCAGACCGAGTTCGTGAAACTTAGCCGCTGCCGCTTCTGCGAATGCGCCATCAGCGCCCTCAGGCACGGCAAGATCGTAACCCGAAGCCTCTTCTGGGCGACCGAGCTTGGTGTAGAACTCATTAACTTCTTCGGGGGTGGAGCTGTCAGTGAGAACACGAACCGTGTGACCGGCCTTGTCCGCAGTGAACAACTTCTCTAGGTGCATGTGACTTTTAAGCGCCTGTTCCGGCGAAGCCTCATGAAAATGTTTACCCTCGGCCCAACCACGGAGGTCGGCGTCTTGGATGTTCGTCACCCAATTGCTCTCTGCCGGTGCTGGCTCTGCGGGGGTCGGTGCTGCTTCAGTAGGGTTATCGGCCACAGGGGCAGGCCCAATTTCGTCAGACATTCATGTACTCCTTAGTTGTTATCGGCTTCTACGCCCTTTGCGTAGAAGTCCCATAGTTGCTGGTCCGTCATCTGAAGCTGGTGCTGAATACGCAGCCACACTTCCTGACGACCCAACATAATCAGGGTCGCGCGCTCGTCCTTGTGAAACGCGCTGTCATGCGCGTGACAGAACCGCGCAAGATCATCCAGTACTTTCCCGCCAGATATAGAAACGTTTCCGTCATCGCCGTGGAAAACCCGACGATAAGCCTGCCTGCGCGTGCGCAGAAAATCTTTAACTTGTTCAATCATCCCATCGCTTTCATGAGACCGGCTGCGGCGGGGGCCGCGTCGATCATCTGTTGTGTCTGTTGTGCTTCCTGACGACCCTGACGAACCGCGTCCACCTCATCCTGACCCTTCATCCAAGAAGGCGGCACGGCGTTGATCTCGGCCATCGCTGGAATAATCACGTCCATGTTGAAGTGGTCCATCGCAGACGGGTCCTGCGTCATCGCTGCATACTGACCGGCGCTCTCCATCGTGCGGAGCCAACCGCTCGCCTCTTCGGCACGCTGAGACCGGGACAGCGGGCTGTCGTACACGATCTCGAACTCACCCTCGGCCTCCAACAGTGCGGGCGGCATCGGCGGGAGCATACCCTGGACTGCCAGCAGATCAAGCTCGCGCTCGATCATCGGCCCCAACATCTCACTCTGCTGACGGCCCATCGTCGGAGACAACAGCGCCCCCTTCTCACGAGCGCGTTCCAGGACCTCGGTCGCCGTCATGGCAGGCGTGTCGATCAAAATCTGGAACAGCGACACGAGGAACACGTCGTTGATGACCTCGCGCTCCATGTCCATCAACTCCTGCCCAGCGGCGAGGTTGCCTGTCGGCAGTTCATGGATGAGGCGCTGGCCTGTGGAGTTGACGCCACCTGCGTTCAACGCACCGGGCTTGAGACTGAAGGTGTCCAGCACCCCATCATCGTGGGTCAGCAGCACTGGATTGATGACGCGGTGCCCCTGCGTCAGCAGGGTCTTCTTCTGTTCGTTGAGGACCTTGATCGACGGCAGTGCGGTCATCGCAGGGGAGCGACCATAGGTCTCACCCGGAGCGGTGACGTAGCGGGACATGGCGTAGGGGAACTTATCGAAGCCGCCTTCGCTCAGTTCCATCTCGTCTTCGCATGACACGTAGTACGATGCGAACTCCATACCCCGGAAGTCCGCCTTAGTCGGGTCCACCTCTGCACGCGGCGTGACGCAGTGGATGATCTCGAACTCTTTGTCCGGTTCCTTCTCTGCGGCCTTCTCGGCAGCGGTAGGGATTTGCTTATAGCGTCCCGCGTCCAGGCGTTGCTTCAACTGCCGCGCGGTCAGGACGAACTTGCGGTACGACGTATCGACGATGCCCTGATGGTTGGTGTCGAACAAAATCTCCGCGAGATTAATCGCGGAGTAGCGTAGGCCACCCTTGTCGTGGCTGTCGATGAACAAAGACCCCGTGCCGAATGCACCGAGGCCCATGTACGTCTCATGCTGCTGAGAGGCGTAGTTCGCAGCGGGGGCGTAGCGCGCCTTGAACAGGATGTTGGTCGCCTGCTCGAACCACAACTGCGTCTCGCGGTCCCGGTTCAGGAACTCGTTCGATGCTTGCAGCCGGTGCCACTTACTCGAACGCGGCGTCAACATGCTCTCCATCGCAGCGGCAAAACGCTCAAGCGCCAGTGCCGCCGTGCTGTCGAACATCTTCTCCGTCTTCTTCTCGCCCTTGGTCAGGTGCGTAGGGTGAGACTGGAACGTAGTCGAGTATCGCGGGAGCACACGCTCCGCGATCTCTGTCCAGTGGTTCTCCCAGGTGCCGCGCTGACCCTTGAGCTTGTCGAAGCGTTTGATAATCTCAGACGCGCGTTTACTCATGGCTTAGGCCCCCAGTAGAGTTTTAACGGCGGTGCCGCCCTCTTGGACGCCCTGTCCACCGGTAAGGATCGTGCTGCCACGACCTTGTGCTTTGGCGCGACGCAGACGCTCGTCACGGGCTTTAGACTGCACCGCAGCGTCGTCAACCGCAGGAGGCGGCGGAGGCGGGGGAGGTGTAGGGGCTGCTGGCGGGGAAAAGATACCACCCATCGGTAAGAACTCCTTGTTTTGCAAAACTGTCACGAGAATACATCATAGTCCATGCCTTTGGCAACCATCCGCTTACCGCGATTGAGCCTCGTCGTCTTGCGATCCGTTCGCGCGATGTTCTGCGAGAACGTCATCGCCAGCGCGTCCGCTCTGTCGGGGCTGGCGTGCCCTCGCTTCATCATCTTCTCTTTCGGTTCCAGCTTCAACTGCCCGCCGAGGCTGTAGTCGAACATCGGTGCCGCCAGATCGTCCAGCAGTTCCCGCTCGTCTGGAATGCACCCGCTGCCGATCCAGTCGCGCATGTTGCCCCACATCTCCGTGCGATGGTTGCCGTACTGTTCCTTGTCATCGGCCCCGCCACCGGACTTAACCTCGATCACTCGATAGCCGCTGTCCTTCAAGATATCCACCAGTCCGCCGCCGACGCCATCGCCTTCGACCATCACTGCATCGGGATTATACCGGTCAATCGCACGCGCAACCAATCGAGCCAAGTCGGTGAGGGACTGCTTGGGGTAGACCTCCCACGGAATGCTCCGCGCGTCACGCCCCTGGCGGAATGCGAACACCGCGTTGTCATTACCAAACCGCGCGGGGTCCACGCCCATGATGAGTGGTGCACCGTTATCCGCTTCGACCTCACGCTTCGCTGCATCCTCTACGTCTCCACGTCCAATGAACTGATAGTCACCCTGGCGGGGGAACTGGCCGTACACTTCCACCCGCGCCTGATCGCTGTCCTCGCCGTACTGCGCGATGATGTCGTCGTACAACGTCCGGTCGTTCTCCGTCACTTCACGGGCGTCGATGCTCTCGGTGTTCCACGTGTCACGTCCCTCGCCATGGAAACATTCGAAGAATGCCCCGCTGGGGTTACGGGGGTTGCTGATGGCGAACCAGAACCTGTGTGTCGTCTTGTCGGTGAAGTAACCCTGGGCCACCGGCCAGATAGAGGACGCGATACCACTGGCCTCATCGAACAACACCGCCATGCCCTGCTGGCTGTGCACGCCCGCGTATGCGTCAGGCGCTTCCTCAGACCACAACCGCGCCTGGATGTACCAGTACGCGTCATCATATTTGGTTGTGCGCTTCATCGCATCCACCAACCAGTCGGCAGGGCGCAGGCTCATGGCTGCGTGCTCGAACCATCTGCTGTGGATCGCGAGCGTGGCCCACTTCCTGATCTCGGGGAACGTGGTGGACTTCAACTGTTGCTCGGTGTTGGCGCTCACGACCACGGTGGACGATGGTACGGTGCTGAATAGCCATAGACTGATCCACGCGATGAATGCCGACTTGCCAATCCCTCGACCGGATGCGCGCGCCATCTTCATAAGTTCCGGGTCAAGGTCTTGCCTGACACGGTTGTGGTTGTCCTCGATGTGCTGCTTCATCTCACGCAGCGCCCGAAGCTGCCAATCACGCGGTCCCTTGTGGTTCTCAAGAGGTGTGCCCTGTTGACCCCAGGGGAACGCGTAGTTCACGAAACCTTCGGGGTCATCGCGGAACAAAAGCATCTGCGCGATGAGTTGGTCTTCATCGGGATGAGGTACAGGTTTTACCATGTGTAGTATATCCTCTCAAAATATTTTATAAAAAATGTCGGACCCCGGTCCATATAATTCACGCCGCGCCGCAATCCCGACCCCCACCCCCGGTACCCCTCCCCCTCAAGGATTTACGCCTTATGTAAAAAAGCATAGTGTCATAACCTTTATTCCGGTAAATCCTAAGCCCTTTAATATCAGACACTTAGCAGCTCAACACCTATAACCCAACAGCCCGCTAGGTTATTCAGTGTCACGTGTTTCGTTGTTTATCAAAGGCTTAGGCTCTTCGGGTGTAACGTCTATCACATTAGCCAGCTTCATATGTTCCAGGCGTTGGGACGCTTCTTTCATTTGTGCGCCGAGATCGATGGCGTGCATGGTCACGTCTGCTTTGACTTCTGCGGGTACAAGCTTCGCAATCAGCGTGAAGTAAGCGGTTTTGCTTTCGGCGTATAAGGCGTCCAAGGCTTTGCCATCCTTGTTCACTTTATAAAAGTGCTTCTCAATGTGCTGTTTGATCTGGCCTGACATCTTGTTTTTAGCGCCTTTTGGCCTTCCGCCTTTGTTAACAGGGCGGGCTTCCGGTGCATTCATGAGATTTAACCTGTTTTTAACCTAATTGAAGTTAACAGCCATAATAATATGCCTCTTTTTTAGGCAATGTCAAAAACTAGGTTAAAACTGCCTATTTTTTAGGCAATTCTCACACAGTGTGGGTAACAATGTTGCTGAAATAGGGTAAACAACGAACTTTTATTTTATACTATCCGCGGTATAATCAGGGTAACGAAACCAGATAACCCAGGGGATGGAATAATGAAAAACGAACAGTTAAACCAATTAGAGCGCCTTGTGGATGAAAACGGTTTTGGTGGTGTAATTGATGCACTAGCAGAAATCGCAAACCTTAAGGCACAACACATTGAGGAAAACTGGCAGGACGCGCGGGCCGCCGACACCTATCAGCAATTGGCGGGCATTCTCGAATGTCTTTCCGACATCCCGTCTAAAATCATTAACGGGGAGTAAATCACATGACCTACGAGCAAACCATAGAGCAACACGAACAAGCCCGCGCAGACGTGGCCGCTATCATGGCGGATTATGAGGCTGACGGGTTTTTGGATTTAGAAGAGTTTGAAGAGGGGATGGAATAATGATGGAAACTATGTGGACATTTGAAACCGCGCGCTTTCGCGCAACTTGGGCAATTGAACCTGATGATGATTGCGATCTATCTTTTGATGAAACCGGCGAAACCGCCGACAATATCCGTTCAGGGCTTTGGCGGTGTTTCACGTCCCGCGTAATGATCGAACTAGACGGCCAGGAAATCGGAACGGATTATTTGGGCGGTTCGATTTATGCCAATCCCGAAGAGTTCCGCGACCATATCGGAATTAACGTTAAATCGCGGCGAGATGGTAAAAATTACGGTTCCTACTTTTCCGATATGGTGCGCCAAGCTATCGCGGAAGCGCGCGAAGAGATGAAACGCGAACGCCCGAAAATGCGCGCTTAATCCCTTCACACCATGCGCGGCCTTTGTGTCGCGTATGAGTGAACGGATTAAATCTAGTGAGAAGAGAGGACTGGAAAAATGTTAGCCACAAAAGACTTCAAACTTGAAATCATCAAAGGGCCATTCCCACGCATACAAGATGATTGGCAAGGCATCGGCTACACCGTGCGCTTGTCATACAAGGATCGGGAAGTAGTCAAAACTGATTATTCCTTGGGCATAGGGCACGTCAAAGTGAAAGAATACAGGTGTATTGGACCCTTTGACCATGAAGAAAGGCGGTTTTTAGAAGCGTGGACCGCCAATCCGCACGCCAATTTCAAAAACAAAGAGTTTCAATTAGGTGTCGCGGTCAAGTTGGCAAAGCTGCAAAAGGTTACCCCGTCAAAAGATGATGTAATTTGGTCTCTTTTAATGGATGCGAGCCCTCAAATCTACGATCAAACCTTTGAAGATTGGGCGAGCGAACTAGGCTACGATGCAGACAGCCGCAAAGCAGAAAGGATATACAAAGAGTGCTGCGACACCGGGCGCGCTTTAATTTCCGTCTTGGGGCGTGAACGAGTAACGGAATTACAAGAAGCCTTTCAGGATTATTAACCCGTCACCCTGGCGCGTGTCACCTAACACCCTAACACCCTAACACCCGGCGCGCGCCATAGTGAAAGGTTAACACTAGAGAGGAAAAGACGATGTACGGATACAAAGCGCTAAAAGATGAAATGCGCCTGCTAGGTGATTGGTATGATCCATGGGGTGAAGCCATGGGCCAATGGTTCAAACTGTGCGACGTTCTCACATTCGAACGCGACGTGGTCACGCCAGCGCATTGGGGCTTTCACCCTAGCCCTATGGGTTCCACAAACGAGGATGATGACTGTTATGTGGATATGATGCGAGAAACGGAAACCGACGCGCTAATCCAGTATGGAAATCTGTTAGAGCGTTATACGCGCCTGTGTACGCATCTCGGGAAGGATTATTAACCCATGCGCCTACTAAATGAATTCGCGGCAGTGTTCACCCTATTCGCAATCGCGTATTTTCTGCTAATCATAACCTGAAATTAAACCCCCTAGAATTTACGTTCTAGGGGGTCTCAACACGCGACACCCTAACCACCCACCCTAAAACACGCCAACACCCCTTAAAAGCAATCCTAGTGGGCTTAACGGGGATTTTATCGGATACTTTGACGTGCGGGCGACACCGTATCACGCCAACACGTCAAAAATGACCACGTAACACGTAACACC